GTAGTACTTATATCTTCTTGCTCAAATTCTGTAGCTACTGGACCTACTTCCATCTGTACGCCTGTAATAAAAAGTGTGTTGTCGGTACTGTCAAAAAAACTGTCTATGCCCACCAGCCGATTAGCATTTACTGTGTTAGCCCAACCAGATGCAAGAGTCCCAGAAGTAAAATTAGAACCTCCATGTATATACCAAGCAAGTACTAAACTTGTCGCATTGTCATCGTTAAGTGGACTAGAGCCATCGTCTACATCAGCTTCAAAAACTATTTCTTGTCGTACCCAATCAGTTGTAACAGGAAACAATTTACCATTTGTTCTACCATTATCTGCATCTTCAAGCTCTACAAGATAAGTAGCTGCTGCATTAGCTTTTACATAAAAACTAACAGTTACTTGTTTTGCACCAGCTACACCTTTACCTATACGTTGTACATTTTGTCCTTCAAGCGGTTGCCAAATCCCAATATACTCACCTGCAGCAATAGATGTATCTGCTGTAGTACAGTCTAGTTTTAAACAATTAGCAGAAATACCATTTGGCCCATCTGCTGTTTGCGACATTGTAAAACGCCCAGCGCCAGCACCGAGTTGAACCTTATATCTATCTAGTGTAAAATACCCAACAGCAGCACCAACGCCTGTCGCTGACGTACCTCTCTGTGCCACGTTCATTGCACCATTGATTACCATGTTACGACCTACGGCTGGTGATGCAGAGGCGTTTGTTCTAGCTTTGGTCATGTTTGTTTATCCTTTAATTCTACCACGGCATACCTGTAGAGTTTGCATTGTTAGCTATCTTACTGTTGATTGACTTTGTTATTAAGGCTTCTGTTCTAGCACCTTCTCCATCAGCCTTACACCAAGCTAATACGTCTGCTTCAGTTAAATCTGCATAGGCTTTAAAACCTGCTGCTGTAGGGTCTGGCATGGCTCTTTTAACTACAGTTTCAGTTGTAGTTACAGTTTCCTGTTTAACTGTCATACTAACAGTTTGTTCAACAGCAGCGGTGTGCATATACTGCCCTGACCGACTGTGACCTACTTTAGTGTCAGCATCTACGCCACTGCAAGACCAATCAACCCTATATACTGCACCTGTTTCAGTAACTTTGTGCATGTCCTTGACGGACCATGTGAATGTAATTGCCATTATTTTCTCCTTTAACAAGCCATTAGGACGCAAGGTACACAGTATGTGCCATCGTCATATGTGTTTGAAACTTGGGTTGAAGTTACTTTAGCGATTGTTTTACTGCGAACAATATCATCATCTTGTGGTTTGGCTGTGCCATCACCAGCAGACATAAGCAGATCACCACGGGCCACTGTCGTGCCTTGAGCAATGCGGATAATCATATCGCCTGTCATGGCAATGTTCATGTCGTTGTAACCATCATCTTGGGCATCCCAGTTAACAAAAACCCCTGCAACATTAGCATCACCCTCAACAGAAGATACCGCCATGCAGTTTAACTGTTCATTGTCTTCAGTGTAAGCATCAGTAACATCAGCTTTAGTTGCTACTATGTCCTGACCCAGAGGATTTTTAATAGTATCACCTTCGGCTACAGCACCCTGTTCCCAGACAGCCATCTTATCAAGGTTAGTCATTACTGTGCCTTTAACAAGAGAGCTATCTTTTGATCCATCTGAAAGTTGTGACCATCTTGATAAGTGACCACCGTTATAAGATACTGTTGTACCAGAAACAGAAATACTTCCTTCATTAGCACCTGCTTGATAAAAAAGAACTAAACTACCATCGGCATTATTTTTATTTATAAAAATTGGAGTGCCGTCTGAAGTAATTCCTAATGATCCCGAACTAGTAGTCATGCTAACAGCGTTTTGACTCGTTGCGGTAGTTGCTGCGGGCCAGTAAGTAGCGGCTTCTCCATTACCTGAAAACCAAACTGATGAATGATAATGAAACTTAGGAGTACCATCCCCATCAGACAGCACGATGTTGTTGTTTGCGGAACGGATGTCTAAGTTGTTTTGATTACCTGAATAGCGTCCAAGGACAGTGTTGGCATCTCCATCCGTTATAGCCGTTCCCGCATTGTTTCCAATAAACGTATTGTCACTTGAGTTTACAGCACTCCCAGCGGACTCTCCTACCATACAATTTCTATCATGGGTGGTAACAACCAAACCCGCATTTGATCCTATAAACACATTACTATTAGAATCAGCTTGCATCCTCCCCCCAGCAGTGTTGCCAATGCTAACGTTGGAATTTCCTGTTAGAGCAGCAGCAGCCACACCACCTCCTGAGTTATATCCAAGAGCTAAATTGTCATCTGAGGTAGTTGCTTTTGCTCCTGCTGATGCCCCAATAAACATATTCCTTAGCCCACTGGAATTGGCTACTCCCGCTTGGTAGCCTATGGCAACGTTGTAAGCATCTACTCCAGCATCTTGGACATATAGTGCTTGATAACCAATAGCTATATTGTTTGCGTGGTCATCTTCAGCAGCCAATGCTTGAATACCAATGGCTATATTGGTGTCACCAGAATCCAATGCAGTACCCGCATCTGTTCCAATCAGGATGTTGTTTACCCCTGCGTTAGAGGCAACGATGCTGTCTCCTGCGTTTGTTCCGATACGAGTATTTGTAGTTCCACTGGCTGTGTTTGTAATGAGGTCAATTCCAGTTTCAAGTTGTACATTTGCAGTTGTAAAACGCAAAACCTCACTTCCATTAGTTGCAAAACCTAATGTGTCTGCCGCTGGGAAGAATATACCTGTGTTAACATCACCATTATTTGTAATTGAAGGAAGAGATGCCGTTCCATCTGTAAATAAGGCTTGTCCATTTCCTTGAACATAAAAAAGAGCCGCATTTCCATCGTGGGTATTTATTGCTAACGCTCTATCAGTTCCTGTTGAACCAGCGTGTATAAGCAATCCATAAGAGCGATCATCTGTTGATTCTTCGTTTTTAATTTGAAACGCATAAGCATTGTCGGCCTGACCATCAGCTATAAGAACTGTTGATTCTTGAACAGCAGCAAACCCACCGTTAAACACAGCTTGTGCCGTGGTGGTCAGGACGCCTGTTACGAGGGCAGTCGTTGCCATGTTCACAGCACCGTCAATATCTACAATGTCTAGGTTTGCAGTGCCGTCTACGTCTATGTCACCAGAGATGTCTAAAGACGTTGCAGTTAAGATACCTGTAACACCAAGAGTGCCACCAATAGTAGCATCATCAGTAACAGTAAGGTCATCACCTACTGCTAGATCATCAGAGATGGTAGCTGACGTAGTGTTTACACTTACAGCCTTAGAGCCAATATATCCTGCCATTAGGTTATCTCCATGTAACTCATTACTACTGAAACTTTATCAGCTACTGAGCAATCAATCTTAATGATGTCACCTACGTTAGCTACGATCTTACCATCTAGTACAGACAGTGATGAGCCAACTGGAATAGCTACATCTTTCACAAGTTGTGCTGTAGTGTTCTGTGTCTGGCTTGTCTGAGTAGTTGTACTGACCAGTGAGACTGAAGCAGTAACCTGTGAACTGTGTACGTTACATAAGAATAGTCCAAGTATAATAACTGTACTACCTGATTGTACTGTGTATAATGTTTCGGGTGTACCTGCACTAGCTGGTGCTACATCCCTTGTAATTGTTTTAAAGGTATTGGCCATTGTTTTCTCCTATATCAGCCTAATGCAATCGCCAAAGCAGTAGCGTCATCTGTCGTTGCAACTATACCAGCGGCTGCAGGTAAAGTCAAGGTTACATCTGCAGTAGATGCAGGTCCGATTAGTGTTACTTTGTTTGTACCATTGTCTGAGTCCTCAAAGAACTCTACAAAGCCAGCAGATGTAGCTCCGTTCTTTAATGATACACCTGCATTAGCTATTGCAGTAGCTGTAAGTGTAGCTACTCCTGTAACCTGCAGAGTACTTGCCATATCTACAGCACCGTCAATGTCTACTACGTCTAAGTTAGTAGTTCCCTCTACATCTATAGCACCACTAATATCTAATGAGCCAAAAGCACCTACACCTGTAGTAGTAATGTTAGATGCACCATTGTCTATAGCACCAAAGCCAGAAGTAATACTACCTGAGTTTAATGCACCA